AAGGGTTGAAGGTCGCCGCTGAGTTTGCACAATCAACAGCCAAAGGTGAGTCAAAAAATGCCGGTGAAGTTATGTCGGTTGCGTTGCACCCCGACGCCAACAGGATTACATTGGACGATCTTGTTACTCAACTACAAAAAGAAAAAAACGAAGCGGTCAATGCGCGCGAGACTGCGACTTCGGAGCCTCTAATTGATCGGGTTCAATGGGACGACAACATCAGTCAATTCGCCGCTATGAAGGGGTATGACGCCGTTGAGATCCCCAATCCGCAAATCAACTTCTCTAAGCCCGACGGGGGTATGGTAAACACGAGTTATTGGGTAGTGCTAAACAGGGGAGCAACGGCGGTGTTAAATGAATAAGTATTCCGGTGCCAACATGTCGCGTGAACTCGCTACGCTTTGCAACCTATTGAATTGGGACAACCGCAAGAAGGTCATTGACGAGTGCGGTAGCGCGCAAAACCTTGACCAACTGCCGCCAAAATATCGGTCGTGGTTGTTGGATAACTCAACCATTCCCAAGTCGGCTCTAAGCCAACGTGGTGCCATGGCAACCCTCGATGCAAGCAAAAAGGCTTTGATTGACACGCTCTATGACGAAGCACAACAAACCTTGCGCAAAGAGATGGAAGTGGTGAACGCCGAGATTGAACGCTTGGAAAAAGCACGACGCATTGATTGGGGCCAGCATCCCAACCACCGAATAGCCGATAAAATCATTGACCTCTACACGCCGAAACTCAAGAGGGCGATGACAAAAGGCGTGAGTGGCGTGGCCCAAACCATTGTCGCCGCACAACGCAAATATGTACCGGCAAAGGTTGCGACCAAAGCATCGGGTAGCGCCGCATCGGACCCGGCATACGAAGCCGCCGCCGAAGCAGTCGCCCAACACATGAACATCTCGCCCGAGGAGGCGGCAAACGTCTTGAAGATGATTTTTGCAGATAGTTTCATCGGTGGCACCACGGTGGCGCTCAATCAAATCGGCTCCGGTGCAATAATCTCATCGGCATTGAGTGGGGCGGAGACGGCGCTTGATTGGAGTTCGTGGGAACCGGGATGGGCGGAAGCCGCAGACCTAGCCGAGTTCGGCGGACTTCAAAGCCTTCTAGACAGTGCGGGCATCACGATCAAATCGTGTTTGGACACGGGCTTGGACCGACTCACCAGTGCGATTGCCGATGGGCTCCGCAATGGCGACTCAAGTCAAACGATCGCCAATGCTCTCTACACAACCGACGACGCTGGAAAAGTAACGGAGGACTCCATCGTCTCGGACAATGCCTTGATGATTGCCACGACCGAGACATCACGAGTGATGACACAAGCCAACATTGATTCTTACCAAGCGAACGGTATTGCTCAATATGAATGGTTGGCCGAAAACGATGAGCGCACATGCTTGGATTGCTCGGACAAAGACGGCGAAATCTTTGAAGTGGACGACGCCGCATCAACGAGCGACGGTTCATCAGATGGTGGTGAGAGCGACCAAGCATCGGCTGGTGACGGGTCGGATGGTGGTGACGAATCCGATCTTGGAAAAGCCGACGACGGTGGCGGGGATTCCTCAAGCGACGGAGGTGGAGGCGAGGATAATGGCACCAATCAACCACCACTTCACCCAAATTGCCGTTGCGTAACCCTGCCGGTTATTTCCACAGAAGGAGCGGACACGAGCCGTGAAGCGCTATCGCCCGAAGACGATGGAGAGGCATACGCATGGGATGAGGAATCACAGTCGTGGACTCAGCCAAGCCAGCAAGCAGACCAGACCGATGAGTCACAACAAGAAGACCAATCAAATCAAGAAGAAGCGGGCTAATGGCATCCGAATGGGACTTCAGCAACCTTGGTGGATTCAACGCATCACTCGACGCGTTGGCCGAGGCCATCAAAGCGGCTACGTATGTTGCCATGCAGGAAAGCGCCGAAGTCATCGTGAGGGCGGCACGCTTGCAATTCAACGGACAACATCCACCAGGAACGAGACGAACTGTTGGCGGCAACCGTCCTCAAAGCATCAGCGAGAATTTGAAGAACTCTATTCACGTAGTCACATCACCCTTCGAAAGCGCACCTGGGCAATTCATCGCACAAGTCGCACCAACGATGATCTATGGCCGACGAATCGAACTCGGATTTCATGGAGTGGATTCACTTGGGAGAGACTTCACAAACCCCGGCCAGCCTCCGTATCCATATCTTGCCCCAGGCGTGGAAAAAGCCCGCGTGCCGATTAGTGATATTTTTAGGAGCAGATGGCAAAGCGTATTTGCCGCCTAACTATTTTCACTACACCGAAAGCATTTCATGAGAATCGCCATTGACCTCGACAACACCATTGACGCCACGCCGAAGCAGTTTCAATCGTTGATGTCGGCGCTGATTGCGGGTGGCAACAAGGTGACGATACTCACCGGAACCGATGGCGATGTGGCGACGCAAGAGATTTGGGATTCCAAGGCTCAGTACCTCAACAACCTTGGGTGCGGTAGTTGCTGGACGGACATGACCGTTATTCCGCACATGAACGGCGACGGGCCAGAACTCAAAGCGCAGTGGTGCAAAGACAACGGTGTGGACATCCTGATTGACAACTCAAAAGACAATGCGAAGGCATCTATCGCCGCTGGTGTACCGTTGGTATTAGTGCCGTGGGCAACAAGGTCTTAGACGGTGGCGAAGGAAATCAAATACGAAGCAGTCATCTCGGACAAGAAGGGCGAGCCCGACGATCAGAAACTTTATGATCGTGTCAAGGCCGACGCCGCAAAAAAGTTTGAGGTTTATCCATCAGCCGTAGCAAACGGTTGGGTGGTGCAAGAATACAAACGACGAGGTGGAACCTACTCGGTTCCTAAGACAACTAAAGGAATCCAAGTGGACAACATTGAAAATCTCAAAGCGGAACTAGCCAAAGCCGAAGCACGGTTGGCTGACATTACCAAGTCACTAGCCAAGGGTGGTCCTGGTTCCGGTCCTCACAAGGGTGGCGGCGATGGCGCAAACGTATTATCGGTACGCGCCGGTGACATTTTGCGCACTGCTGGAAAAACTACAATCTCCGATAAAATGGATGCGCATAACCAACTTGCTCAAGATCACTTTATTGCTAGAAATAAGGCAATGGAATCGGGCAAGGAAGATCAAGCAAAAGCACATGAACTCGCAGGAAAAGCCCACATGATGGCAGAAAACGCTTGGCATTCTTTTGGTACAGGCATGGGTGGTGGTGGTGAGGCCACGGCCATGCAAAGAACTCAAAACGCCGCAAACAAAACTAACAACGCCGCATACTTAGAACAATGACCGACCCCAACAACACCTTCAACGAAAACTTAGAACTCTCCAAGTCACTCACTGCTTCAGTGTGGGAGCGACTTGGAAATCTTGGCGTGGCCAAGGGTGGCCCTGGTTCAGGACCCCACGCTGGTGGCGGTGGCAATCAGGCAAGTTCTCACGAAAGTGCGGCGGGAGAACATTTAGCAATGGCACATGATCACGCTGAAAGAGCCCAGGCTCACCAGAATAAAGCGCAAGAATTGGCTGGGCAAGCAATAGAAGCGCTCCGCATTGGAAGTGACAAGGCGACTGGACTTCTCACACAGGCAAGTCTTCATGCCGAAGCCGCCGACAACCACAGTCAAGCGTACGGTGACCACCGCTCTGCAGCGGACGACCATGCTGTGGCCGCCGATGCAGGCAATAAGGTTCTTTCAAACATGGCGAGTCTTTCATCGGAAAACGCTCAAGGCTCATCGGATAAAGCAAATGCCGCCAGCAGAAGTGCCAACTCATGACCGAACTCAACAACACCTTCGACGAAAACTAGGAAAGTATGACCGACCGTTTACAAGAAGCGATTGACTGGCTCGCCAGCATGAAGGCCGACTCCAAGCGCGTCACCAACGCCATTCCAAAAGCCAAGCAAGAAAATGAAGAAGCGGATGACGCTCAATCCATTGAGGACGCCGCCAACCAAGACGTAGAGATAGAAGGCGAAGATGACTGAAGCCGTATTCCAAGTGCGCATCAACATTGAACCAGAAGAAGTCAAGAAAAGCGGAAACATAGACACTGATTCCGTTGCTGGTATGGTTGTAAAGTCAGAGGAAGAACAAAGATACACCTTGACAGTTGCATATCCAGCGAACAAACCGGATGTCGGAGTTGCACAAGATGGGTTCCGTGATTACGCCAGTGCCAACGCAGTAGAAAAAGCGGCTTGGTCATACTTGCGGAAATCTCCAAACATCGGCTTATGGCATCAAGATGGCACGGACGGAAGCGGAGAGGTTTGTGAGTCGTATATCTACCGTGGTCCCGACTGGGAAGTCGCGGCGGCAGATGGTTCGACTCAGGTCATCAAGGCGGGCGACTGGCTGATGGGTATTATTTGGAGCGAGGCAACTTGGCCATTAGTCAAACAAGGACTAATTGGTGGAGTTTCACCGCAAGGACGAGCGAAGCGACGGATGCCCGACAAGGCAGACGTAGCAAATCTAAGGAGTTAGGCAAATGCCCAAGAACGAAGTCACCATCACCGAAATCGAGGAGTTTGAACCTTCACGCGTAGACGGTGTGGGTAAGGGTGCCAACGGCTTCCCCATCCTCATGCTCAAGTCAATCGGTGACGAAGCGGTAAAAGCCGACGACCGCTCCAATTGCAAAACCTGTGAGGGCGACGGGAAGATTCTTAACAACCAACGCAAGTGCCCCGATTGCTTGGGGACGGGCAAGGCTCCGAAGGTGGGCGAGTCCGCAAAGCAGTTCATTGAAGCAGTCACGAAAGAGGACGGTGTTGCACCTTCTGGAGCACCCTACGAACTCACCGAGCAGGATTGCCCAACGTGCAATGGCTCGGGAACGATTGCTGACGCCACGCACGATGGCAAAATGTGCCCCGATTGTGGTGGTACAGGAATTGACCAAATGATGACTAATCCCAAGGAACTCAACGCAGTTGCCGCCGACCCAGGCCGCATCTCGGTTGGAGACCCTGAAGGCCGAGAGGCGATGGACAAGGCCCGAGATGGTGGTGCCGCTGGTGCCGCCGCTATTGCTGGTGGAGCCGATGACCATTGTGCCGGATGCGACGAGGCGCTGATTAAGGGTGATTCCGTCTGCGCTACTTGCGGACGTGAACTTGCCAAGGGAAATGACGCTGACGGCTTCCGGCCAGATGCCTACCAACCTGACGCCGATGAAACAGTTCAATGCCCCAAGTGCGAAAAGATGAACGACACGGACGCCGCGTTCTGTGACCAATGTGGCCACGAACTCATGGGTGACGACAAAGTTGTGGTGGACGGACAACCGCTTGTTCAAGATGACGACGCAACCAAAGGAAGCGGAGAAACCATTGATGATGTTCTCCGTCACGACAAGGGCCACGACGATTGGCACGCCATGCACGGTGACCCACCCTGCAAGAGTGAAGCCGACTGCGCCGCCATGCGAGCCAAATACGACGACAGCGACGCAACCAAATCACTCGCTGGTTTCTGCACCCTCTGCACCAAAAAGAATGTCAGTTGTTCCAACTCGTGCATGAATTGTGGCAAGTCACTGGTCGTGTCGAAGGAAAAGGCAGACCCAAGCGTGGGCGGTGGAACCGTTCGCTCCAAGATTGCCGACGAGGACTTTGCAGGCAAAAACCGCAGTTTCCCAATCGTTACTCCAGCCGACGTAAGCGATGCCGCTTCTTCGATGGGACGTGCCGGAGCCGACAACTACGCAACTGATACCATTAAGGCAAATATCATTGCAATCGCACAACGCAAAGGACCGAAGTTCGTGGCCGAGTTACCCCAAGCATGGAAAGACGACATGGCTGAAAAGGCTGACGGCTCGTTGAGCGGTGTCAATCCATCTCTCGGAGCAGTTGTTACGCCAATGCCAAATGATGACGACACGGTTCTACCTGGTTCACCAAGTTGGGAAGCAGTGGACGCCGCAACCGCAACGCAAGCGGCGCAATCCCTTATGGAAGCAAGTGAGTTGATTCGTCAATTCGCACAACGTGAATCTATCGAAGTTGCGGCTGGCGAAGGGAACGACCTCTTCGACGAAAAAGCGGCGGAGATGGCACTGATTGGGGTTACAGCCGCAATCGGAGTTATGGCGCAACTTGCATTCCACGAAGGTCTTGAGGCTCAGAAGAGTCTTGAAGAAGAAGGCACTGTAGAAAAAGCAGGGAAGCGCCTTTCGGGTAAAGCGGTGGCCGCACTTGCGGCCGCACGCGACCACCTAAACGTTGTGTTGGGTCAAGACGACCCGGCACTGCAAACCGATGATGACGCCGACGGAAGTTCCGCCGACGCCAAATACATTCAAAGTGCGAACAAGGCACTGTTATCTAAGGAGTTAGAAGATATGTCAACCGATGAACTTGAAAAAGTTCTCAACGCCCGCGATGAGCGGTTAG